CTATTGCTGGGCACCTGTTAGCCGGCAAAAAGTTTCCTCACCTCACCGATTACATACAAGAACTTCGTGAAGAACGAGAACGCCGTTATGGCGTGACCGTGATGGGTCAGCTTAAACGTCTTCATGAATTATCGTCTGGCGCCGAGGAGGCAGGTCAATTCTCAGCTGCAATCAATGCTGAAAAGATTCGCTCTGCACTTGGTGGCTTGACAGTGGATAGGCGAGAGAACATTCATCAGCTAGACGATCTGTCGCGTGAAGAGATCACCTCTCGTTTGAATCAGCTCCGGCGCGAGTATCCGCAGGCGTTCATTGAGGGTGAATATACGGAGGTAGTTGATGCCGACACCGGAGGCGAACTTTTGGAACACCATCCGCAGGAACCTGCCGAGTAACTGCTATACAACCCGAATCGAAAATCGCCATGGCGGCGGCGTGCCTGACGTACATGTAGCATGGTCAGGGCTTGTGTTCTGGTTAGAATTAAAAACAACAAAAAACAACACTGTCAGAATATCGCCACAGCAAATCGCGTGGAATACCGCGTATTCACGTTCGGGCGGCTTGTCATTCATCTTGGTTAAGCACCTCTCTTCGGGCGACCTATTTTTGTTTCGGGGCGCGAGAGCCTTGGACGTAGCCAAGTCGGGACTGGCAGCTGGGGCCGAGTTTCGGGGTTCGGGGTCGATCTTATGGGACGCGATTCGGGAGGCGGGGGTCGGGTACCTAGAGTCAGTGCTATCGGGACTTCGGGATTCGGGATTCGGGGATCCAGCTCTAGGGGAGCTAGGGACTGGGGCGCCAGTACCAGGGTCACAGCAACCTGGGCTCGAGGTAGAGGAGGCCTAGGCCTCCTCCTCCTTTATGCTGTCTTCGATCTTGTCGATTAGGGCGCCAAAGGCTGCGAACCAATCCCGATCTTCTGGTTCCTTTTCGCATTGCTCAACGACAATGTGCTTTATGTGCATGATGATATCTTCTTTTGTCATTGCTGGTTTTACCATGTGATCACCTCGTGCCAGTGCTCGCGGCACTCGTTGTATTGTTCCCACGCTGTGAGATACATGTCTTCGGCTGTTGTGTGGAGCGATAGTTTGACTGGAAACGAACCCGCGGCGCGTATGTCGGCAAGGACAATCTCGCAGTCTTCTTCATTTGGATAGGCGCCCTCGTCGCCTAACTCGTCGCGCATGTCGTGATAGTTTTCGATCATGTTTTCAAGGACAGCAATGATGCTGTCCTTTTGCTGTTGCGTTTCAATAATCATTTTACTGCCTCAACGATGGTGGTGACGCCATTGCCTTGCGTGTAGCAAAGCAAGCAATCCTTGCATTTTTGGCCGGTGCAGTTTTGCTCAACGTCGCTGTCCTTGTGGACATTGTTGAACGTCCGATCAAAAAACTCCGGCGGCTGATTCATTACCGCGTCAATTCGCGGGTTGCTGTAAATCAGAATCAGATTAGCCGGCTTTTCATTCTGGCTGTAAAACTTGCGAATGAAATTCTTGCGCTTTGTCCACAAGGCAAAAGAGCAATGTGGGTTGTGCAACGTGATGTTGTGGAAGTTTTCCAGCATGGTCATGTTGATCAATTCACCATGACCGGAAAACCTGAAAAATGCGTCTAGGATTGTCGGTAACATATGCGGAGGAATCAACCCGCCCGACAACGTGTCACTGTTCCGTTGCCATGATGGAGCGCAATTTTTGCGCAATCCGTTTAGCATCTCAACGCTATAGCAATGTTTGCAAATGATGTTGTCATCATCAACAGAATTCATTTTTTGACAATACGGATTTGTAAGCGTGTTTGTATTCAACGCTTTGAATCCGGCAAGTTTCCCTGTCATGTTTGATATTTTTAACATGTGTAACCCTCCATAGTTCACAAGTTAAATATAAGCTAAAAACAACCAGGAAACAAATAAAAAGATTCGGGTTCGGGTTCAGCAGCCTCGAGTCGGGTTCGGGATTCGGGACTAATAAAAAACGCCCTGGGCCATGCCCAGGGCGCCGTCTATGGTTGGAGGACCATAACTAATATATAACACTCGAGTCTCGAGGATGCCAGCCCATCCGCTGCGGACTGGTGAAGGAAAGGAAGGAGCGCGACACCTGCCGCGCTCCCCATTGTTAGGCGTATTCAGATTGGAGATGTTCGTCTATCTCATCCCCGTTCTGTATTTCATTGTGATAGAAATCCCCATCAACAGAATATTCGCCATGGTATCCGCAACCATATTCCACATAACGCGCGACCAGATGGAATCCCTGTTTAATCATCTCATCATATACAGGAATTGGTGGCGACCATGCTGTGTCGAATTTGAACACATATGTCTCGCCATTCTCATCGCTATAGATTTCATCTGTATCCCATGGCGAACAGACATCCCATTTCGTGCCCCAATTATCGCACGCCCAATCATACCAATTAGGAGAGTCTGAAGGAGATGTTGTATCCTTCAATGCTTCTGGCATGGGTTTGATATGGTCGCACATCTCGCCATTGATGATGGCGTCTTTCAACGCCACCATCTTGTTTTCGTCCTCATGGGACACATAGATTACATTCTGACACCAATTAGGCATAGATTGATACCTCCGTTTCTGTGAGACGAATGTCCAATTCACCGAACAATGCGACTCGTTTCATCTGTTGTTCAGACAATGGGATAAACTCTGCGAAATCGTCTCCGCTTACCGCATGAGTCTTTTCCCATAAATCCTTGACGCGCGGAGAATATCCGCGCGCATAGATAACATGGCACTTGTTCTTGCTGACAATGTCACGCTCTGGCGATGGCGACATCACATAGATGCCCTCATCCTTAACAAGCCACAGACCATATTCATCTGTGGTCTCGTCCACATAAGGAATTTTGCGCTCGCTCTTCAGCATGTGCTGAATCATCCGCGTAAACTCCTTGCTTTTAAATTTAAGCATAGTCATTTTAGTCCTCCATTAGACTGTTGTTGATATCCTCATTATATCGAATAACAAACTAAACACAAACAAAAAGAGCGGCATCTCTGCCGCTCTTTCCGTCCTATGGAGGAACTAAATCCTATCCCATGATCTTGGATTGTCTCTGTGATCCTCGTCAACATAGCGATCTGTGATCTCATATTTCGTGCCCATGCTGTCAAGTTTGTTCAGATACTTTGGAAAATCGCAATCTTCCTCCAGCGCGTATATCTCACCATTAGGCGTTTGGTATGAGCATTGTGAGAAATCTGCCGCAGACATCCGCGCAGCCGCAAGCTGTTCTTTTGAAACGATGCCCCAGCCATGTCCTTGGTCTGTGATAAATACGATATTCATTTTGTTGTCCTCCATAGACTGTTGTTGAATCCTCATTATACACATTAACAAACACAAAACAAATTAAATGTTCGGGTCGGGTTCGCTATGTTTCGGGTCGGGTCGGGTTCGGGGCTGGTGGCTTTAGTCACCAGTAGGGCGCCGCCCTCTGCTATAGGCGTAAGACTATAGCATATAAAATCTAGGCAAATAAAAAGGGAGGCGGCTAGCGCCGCCTCCGCATGATGTGTAGTAGTGCCGCGCAGTAGAAGGCTGCGCCAGCGTGTAGGATCATGGCTAGTCGCATGACCTGATGGCCTAGATCATCGAGCGGTTCCACCAGCCCGAAGATTAGATGGGCAGACGCTAGCAGGAATAATCCCGCTAGCATCATGCCAAGTTTGACAGCCGCCATCAGTCCAAAAGAACCATGTAGGCTTTTGGTTCGTATTGCCTGAACCAATCAAGACCTTTGCGAACAACCGCCCAGTGCTTTGGGTTGTTGCTTTGCTCTGCCATCCAATTCATGCCCATGGTAACGTCATAGACGGCCACGGCATCGGCTGGAATGGTGACGCTCTCACCACTGAATGGGTTCGTGACCTCTTCTGGATCGTCACCCACTAGGCATTTGAAAGGTAGTGGTCTAGTCATTTTGTAGTCCTCCAAAAAGCGCCGCCGGCGTGATGCCGGCGGCTAGGTTTATCACTTCCACTTGAACATCTGACGAATTTGCGTGTATGCCGCTTTCGCCTCATATTCAAACTCTTGTGGATCGTGATATGCGAGACCCGCCTCAATGGCGTGTCTCTCAACATCCTTTCGCTCCAAATTCCAAAACTTAGCTTGGCCTTTTGCGAAATCGTGTTGATCTTTTAGGCCATGTAGGCCTACCAATGTCTCGCGCCATAGCGTCAGCATCTCTTTACAGAAGGCAATCTGTTCCGCTTCTGTTAATGCCTCATATGTATGGCGACGAGCAAATTGTGATTTAGTCATTTTAGTCCTCCAATAGACTAGGTTGCTTTGGGGTCGCTTGGCTATTGCCGTCCGATTTCCCTTAATGTCCTATGACATTAAGCTAAAATGAGACAACATGCAACACCAAACAACAAATAAAATACATTTTATTTGTCAATAATATGACGGGTTACTTGGGACAATATCGGGCAACATGTCAAATTACTGACGCCCCAACCCCCTTGACAAGACGGGGCGCTGCGCGCGCCCACCCACCCGCCCTAGATGGGTACATTCATTCCCATGTTTTTCTGTTCGACCTAGGCACCTGTTGCAAGATCCACAAATTAATTGTACGAATGCCTAAAGGAGTCCCT